TGCTGCCAGAAAACGAACGTTTGTTGGATGTGATCCCCAAATCAGCCATAGTGACCTTGATCACAAACCTCAATGTGGATTTTGAACGCAATCGAATTGTACAGCGCCTGGCACAACGCTGCCAGGTGGGCTGGAGCATGAGTTTTGACAACATTGGTTCAAGATTTGAATATGTGCGCCACGGCTCAGACTGGTCAGTGATGCAACAAAACATCCGCACGGTGCAAGGATTCATGCGTGACCAAGGGCATTGGGGCGGGGCACATGCAGTGTACAACATTTATAACTGTACTAGACTGGTGGAATTTAGGCAGTGGACTGAATCACAGGGGCTGTCAGTGTTGTGGCAAAATTTATTTCAACCCAACTATCTTGATCCTGCACAGTTGGGGCACAGAGTAGCACAACTGGCCGCTGCAGAAATCACGAAGTTTTTGTCTTTGAACATTGCAACTCCTGCTGAACACACATTTTTCACCACAAGTCTGCAACAGTTTGAGTCAGTCAAAGCTGACGACCGTGGCTTGTGGTCACAGTTTTGTCAGCACATTCATGACAACGAAACTCGCTGGCATACTGACAAAGCTGGTGAATTTGCGCAGCTATGGCCGGAGCTTGCATTGTGAAAATTAATGCTGTTGATCAAGAACCCAACTTGTACCTGGCTGAAGATGTTGTGCCGCAGCCATTGATGGACAAAATCTTGACCACACCCTGGCTGACTCTGCCTTGGAGTCGACAACAAGGTCAAGAATCTTGGCCTAGGCGCAAGATTGATGACAGTGCATTGCCTTGGTTTATGGAGTGGGAAATGTTCTGTCATGACCTTATGCATAATATAGCTCAAGCAGTGGGATGCCAATTGCAAGATTATGATCGCACTGCATGGTGGTTGGATGAACCAGGATTTGTATGCCCTTTACATACCGATGGCGAAATGCCTGGCGCCATGCAACTGTGTTGGATTGGTGCTAGAATAGACCTTGGCACCACATTTTATTGGTATAAAGATAGGGCCAGCAAACGATATCAATTTCCCATGCGACCCAACACTGGTTACATCATGATCAACCGTGCCAATCAAAACGGCTATCGTAATTTGCTGTGGCATGGCATGCTGGAACCTGTGCCGCGTAACACATTTAGACTGACCAGTTACACCTGGATACATACCCGCTAATAAATATTTTACAAGCTTATGAAAATTTTTGACAATCTTCCTTGCCATGACAGCAAGACTCTAGCAGGTAAATTTAGTTGAAAGAATTTTAAATGATTGGCATGAAAAGCACGCTTGACACTGTACTGGTCAAAGCGCCACATCGACGCGAAGTCTTTAGTGAACAAGAGCTAGAAGAATTTGCACTATGTGCTGATCCCGTCACAGGGCCCATGTACTTCATGGACCATTTTTTCTATATTCAGCACCCCACACGCGGAAAGATGCGATATCATCCTTATGAGTATCAGCGCAGGCTGATCACAATTTATCATGACTATCGTTACTCAATCAGTCTTATGCCCAGGCAGACTGGCAAGTCAACTTCAGCTGCTGGATACCTGTTATGGTATGCAATGTTTGTGCCAGACTCGACTATTCTCATTGCCGCGCACAAATACACTGGCGCACAAGAGATCATGCAACGTATAAGATTTGCTTATGAGTTGTGTCCCAATCACATACGGGCTGGCGCCACCAGCTACAACACAGGCAGTTTGGAATTTGACAACGGCTCACGTATTGTGTCGGCCACAACCACAGAAAACACCGGCCGGGGTATGAGTATTTCCTTGCTGTATGCCGACGAGTTTGCGTTTGTGCGCCCCACCATTGCCAAAGAATTTTGGACTTCTATCTCGCCCACACTGGCCACTGGCGGTAAAGCAATCATAACCTCCACTCCCAACTCTGACGAGGACCAGTTTGCCTATATCTGGAAAGGTGCTAACAAGACCGAGGACGACTATGGCAATCCGCGTGAAAATGGCCTGGGCGTCAACGGCTTTAGGGCTTTTAGAGCCTATTGGAACGAACATCCTGATCGCGATGAACAATGGGCCAACGAACAACGAGCACAGCTGGGTGAAGAACGTTTTCGTCGTGAAATGGACTGTGAGTTTGTGATCAATGATGAAACGCTAATTTCACCTATCAAACTCATGGATCTGGAAGGCACTGAGCCCACGCACAAAACTGGGCAAGTGCGCTGGTATCGACCCATACGCAAAGAGTGTATCTATGTTGTGGCGTTGGACCCTAGCTTGGGCACTGGCGGTGACCCAGCAGCCATACAGGTGTTTGAAGCCGATACCACAGAGCAAGTGGCCGAGTGGCGTCACAACCGCACAGACATCCCCAATCAAATACGTATATTGGCTGACATTGTGCGAGAAATCAACACTGTGGTACAAGACAACAAACGTATTTACTACTCGGTAGAAAACAACACCATTGGCGAAGCTGCATTGATCAGCATTGCGGAATACGGCGAAGATCGCATCCAGGGGTATTTTTTGAGTGACAACAGCACCACGGGCAGCACTGGCCGACGCTGGCGCAAAGGTTTCAACACCACACCCAAGGCCAAAATCACAGCCTGCAACAAGTTCAAAGTGTTGGTGGAAAGTGATAGAATGAAGCTGCACAGCCGACCCTTGATCAGTGAACTCAAAACTTTTGTGGCCAATGGCACCAGTTACGCTGCCAAACCAGGCGAAACTGATGATCTTGTGATGGCCTTGCTTTTGGTGGTGCGCATGATGTTGCTGCTGCAAAGCTACCACATTGAGCTAGACTCACACCTCAAAGATCATGGCGACACTGTGATTGAGCCCATGCCGTTCATCAGCGTGATGCGCTAAATACACAACCATGGCTATAGAGAACTCTTTTGCGCAACAGTTACTGGACTTGTTGGCAACCCGCAATTTTCACCCCGAAATGCTGGATCGTGCAGGGCGTCCCACAGATTCAGCTGAAGACGCTAAAACCCTGACTTTTGACTATGTGAGTGGTGCCGGTAAAAATTACGGCACCATGGTGATCATACTGGACATTGACAATGACATGAAAGTCATGTACGGTGACAATCTTGGGCGCACCATGGAAGGTGACGACAAGCAAGAATTCTTTGATTTCATACAGCAGTTGAATCGCAAAGCAGTGACCAATCGTTGGACTCACACTGCTACCGACATCAGTCAGCTCAAGCATGTGATGCAGGGCCTGGCTGCCATTCAAGAAGGCCTGTTTGAAGGCTATTATGGTACACGCAAAATCAGCTACAGTGGACAACCCACTGAGGCCAGACTGCAAATTGTACACAATCGTGTGCTGGATGAAAACGACGCCAGACACCGATACATTGACCGCATGTACATTGAAACTGCTGACGGCGAACGATTCCGACTGGGTTTCAAGAGCTTGGCCGGCGGCAAGGCCATGCTGGAGCATGTGAGGCAAGGTGGCAAGCCCTATGATGTGCGCGGCTGCCACATAACAGAAATGGTAACTGAAATTGCCGTGCTGTCCAGATTCAATCGAGCCAGTGCACAGCGCATTTTGGAAGGCGTTACTCAAGAACTAGTTTCGGGTGCAACACAGTACTATCATTCGCTAAAAGAAAATCTTAAGTCGCTAGGCCACAGTCGTGGTTATCAACGCTATTTTGAATCATGGCATCCAGCCACTATAACCGAACAAGACGAAGTCATCAGCAACATCAAAACACTGTTTATTGAACAGACCATTGACAGCAGAATTGAAGCTGCACTGCCGCTGTTGGCCAAAATTCAACAACAAGGTGAACGTATGAAAGAAGCAGAAATTTTTGAAAACTGGGCCAACACTTTGGTTGAAGGCACATGGGCATTGCCAGAAACTCCCGAGCAGCTGGACAAGCTCAAAACAATGATGACCAAAGAATTGATCGTGGGGCCCGATGCTGTCAACGCCACCGAACAACTGTATGACCTTGTGGGCGATGATATTTTGTTTGATCGACTCAGTGAACTGGCAGCACGCGATCCTAGAGCCAATGCCTGGAACGACACCGAAGTCATGGATCGACTGCGCGAACTGGGCATTGAAACACCCGAACAAGCACCAGCAGGCGTGCAACCGCCCACTGCACCAGCATCAGCTGCAACACCACCTGCACCTGCAGCCACACCGCCAGTAGCGCCCACAACTGGTGCCGAAGCACCTGTGCGTGAAGGCCGAGGCACTTGCAATATGACCATGGAGGGCGAATACTGCCCTGAACATGGCCTGTCTGAGTGTGCCATGGAATCACAAGAAATGGCAGAAGCTGCTAGATGGCGTGATCCTAAATACAAAGACAGATTGTATACACAAGAACCTGGGGACAGTGATGATTATGATAATATTGGCTATGGATATGATTTTCCAGAACGACCAAAAAACGATCCAGGTCAGAAACGTAGAATAGGTGGAGTAGGCAGCGAATTTGATCGCAATGATCCACTGGTCAAAGGCCAAGGTATTGGACGTAGCGGCATCAAGCACAGTCTTAATCTTGTTGGCAAAAGAAAAGGCTTGCCATCAAGAGATCAAATTACCAGTCTCAAAGGCAGTATCAAAGACGCACATGGCAAACATGTCCAACCCAATTTGCCAGAGCAAGATATGGCAGAAGACTCAACTGATCCTATGGACTATCGCGGTGGTGTCACAGACAGCTTTTACGAAAGTGAAATTGCCAGAATGAAAAAACTGGCTTTGGGCAGATAACTCATAAATACACTTGACACCAAGAGCAAAGGCGCATATACTACACTGGTGTATGCGCTTTTCATTTGCTGTCACAGGCAACTCAATCTACATTGTTAGATAGGCAACACAACATAGGCAACTTTTAAAGGAGAAAATACTATGGCATCTTTAGCAGAAATTCGAGCACGTTTACAGGCAGCTGAAAACAAACAAGGTGGGCAATCCACCGGTGGAGACAACTCCATTTACCCACACTGGAACATGGAAGAAGGCCACAGCGCCTCAATTCGCTTCCTACCAGATGGTAACTCAAAGAACACATTTTTCTGGGTCGAACGTGCAATGATTCGCCTGCCCTTTGCTGGCATCAAAGGCGAAATGGAATCCAAACAGGTCATGGTGCAAGTGCCCT